GGCGGCCTGTTGGTTGATCACGCGAGCGGCGGCGGCGGCGGCGTCCTCCTGGCGCTGGGCGGTCGCGGTCCCCTCGCCTGTGACCTTCCACGGCGAGAGCGGCGCGAGGCCGAGCGCGGCGCGGTTCCGCGCCTGCGCGATCCGATCCTTGGCCACTTGATCCGCTGCCTTGGCGGCGCGCAGATCGTCGACTTGGTGTTGAATCTCGGGCACGCGCGCGCCCGGCGCGAGATCCGTCAGTTCCGCGTCGAACCGCGTCACGCGTTTCCACTGGTGCCGGCAGTTGTACCCGCCGCCGGTCAGGAGCACGTTGGGCAGTTGGCCATTGTCGAGGCCGTCGATCGTCGCACGCGTGAGCACCTGTCCTACGTACTTGAGACAGAACGGTCGCGTCTTCTTGTCGACCGGCCCGACATAGAGAAACCGCTCGTCGGGATCGCCGCTCGCCTTGAGTTGGTCGACTTGCCGGGCCCAGATCGAGACCGCCGTGTCGTAGATCGTGTGCGCCTGCGCGAAGGAGTTGTCGAGGACATCCGCGAGGCTCGCGATCAGATCGTCCTTGGGCTGCGCGCCGACGACGCCGTTCAGGATGACCTGCGAGACCGTCATGGCGGCATCGTTGGCCACGCTGAGGAGTTCCGTCGCGCGTTGTTGCTGAATCAGCCCGAGCGCCCGCTCGTCGGTCGCGGTGAGGACGGCCGCCCGCGCCGCGATCGCGGAGGTCCGGAGCACTTCCTGCGCGAGATCATCGAAGGGCGCGCTGACCGCCTCGGTGACGAGATCGCCATACCCCCCGTTGCGAATCGCGCGCACGAGATCCATCCGGAGCGCCACGGCGCGGCCAATCGCCGCTTGATCGGAAACGAGACGCTGGGTCGGGTCGACGGGCAACGTGCGGGTCAACGCGACGATATTCGTCTCGATCTGGCGGACCACGACGGCGAGCCGCTGGGCGAAGGACGCGGAAATCGCGTCCATGAGACTCGCGTCCTTCGCCGCCGCGAGGCGCAGCCGGTCCGCAATCGTGGCCATCTACTGCTCGACGATCACGACATCCAGCGATCGTTCGTCCACGCGCCCGTTGGCCGTGGTGATGGTGTTGGTGACCGTGTACCGTTCGCCCACGATGCCGTCGGTCAGCCAGACCGTCGTCGACGTCGCATCGAACGCGGCCGGGTGAGTGGGATCCGCGATGTCCAGGTTGGCGCCCGTGGGCGCGACCCGCCAGACCGACGCGATGATCGTGTCGGCGTCGTCGGTCGCCGCCAGCCAGCGCGCATAGTCAAACCCATAATCCAGGATGGCGCTGGGATCCTTTTCGACCGTGGCTACAGACATGTCCTCCTCCTGCTCGGGCGAGATCGCAAATTGCCGGGTCATCACAGTCGGCACCCAGCGGCGCACGGGGGCCACGACCGCCAGGATCCGCGTCACCGGATGCACGACGATCAGTCGAGGGGCCCGGGCGTGTGTACCGTAGTACGCCATCCGCACCGTCAGCCGGTCGACCGCCCGCGCCGCCTCGCCGCCAGCCAGCGACAGGGTGAAGAGGGACCGCTGCACGAAATCGGCGACGCCCACGGTCTCGACCGCCGTTGTCTCTTCGGGCGTGAGGGTCCGGTCGGACGTCTCCGTCACGCGAATCGCGTCCGTGAGCGCGATCGCCAGTTGTGCGGCGACGATCACGGGATCCGCGAGGCGGACCGTCTCGGGCGCGAGCACGATCCATTCGGGATCGATCGCGGCCGTGAGGCCGTCGGCGCCCATGATGGTGTCCGGGCCGACGGTCTGCCGCAACAGCAGTACTTGCGGGGTCACCGTGTCGACGACGTGGACGCCCTCGGTGAGACTGATCGCGAGGTTCGCGCCACGCGTCACGGTCGGGATGTCCTGCACGTACAGGATCTCGGGACCGAGCCCGGTGGCCCAGGACAGGGCCGGCGCGAGGGTGTCGGCGGCGACGATGGTGTCGGCGTCGAGGGCGACGGCCAGTTGCCGGACCGCCGTGACGGTGTCACTGGCGAGGCCCGTCTCGGTCAGGCTCGTCTCAAGGGTCCGGGCGAGTGTGACGGTCTCGGCGGCCCGGAGCGTGTCGCTGAGGCTCGCCAGAAGGTCGCTCGTCAGGACGATCGGATCCACCACGCGGACGGCCTCGTCGTCCAACGCGATCGCCAGCCCGCCCGCCGGCACCACGACATCGGCCACCCGGATCGTCTCGCTGAGGACCGCCGCCGCCTCGGCGACCACCGTCACGGTATCCGTCACGCGGACCGCATCGTCCGGGAGGGCGACCGCCTCCGGGTCGAGCGCGAGGCTCAGCGCCTCCGCGACGTGTACCGCGTCGCTGAGGCTGGTCCCCAGGTCGATCCCACGGGAGGCGATGAGGAGGTCGGCGATCAGGACGGTCTCGGTCAGGGCCGCCGCCAGATCCAGCAGGACGGCGACGGTGTCGCCGACATGAAGCGTCTCGGTTGCGGCCGACGTCGCCTCCATGGACGGCGTCACCGTGTCGGCCGTCCTGGCGGTCTCCGTCGCGCTCGCGATCTCCGGCGTGAGCGTACACGTCGCCGTGTCGGTGATCGTCAGGCTGTCGGCGGGGGGCGTCGCGAGGAGCGTGCCGGCGAGATACTCGAAGGCGCCCAGGGCGTACTGGGCTTCTTGGGGCCGCGCCACGCCGTCGAAATCGGTGGTGATGAGCGCGACGGTCGCGCCCGCATTCCGCGCGGGGCTCCCGGATTGCAGATGGAAATCTGCGGTGCCGGCGTTGACAAAGACCGGATCGGTCGTGCCGGTGGGGATATTGAGGTTGTGATCCTGCGTCGTGCTCGTGCCACCGTCCGCATACACCGCGCCGTTGCCATACACCACGTTGTTGCGGACAATCGTCCCCGTGGCCGTGGCGTCCGAGATGACGATCGGCCCGTACGCGACACTCGTGCTGCCGTAGATCGTGTTGTTGGCGACGAGCGTGTTGATCGCGGCCCACCCCACTTGGATGCCGAACCGATTCGCATAACAGATGTTGTTATAGGCTGCGTTGCCGGCGCCGCAGGAGAGGATCACGGCCGGCATGTTGTCGGCGGAGACGCCGTTGTGATGCAGGATGTTGTTGCGGATCACATTGTCGTGGGCCAGGGTGTCGTCGTCCGTATTCCACACCTGGATCCCCGCGCCGGAATTGCTATAAATCGTGCATCCCGCCACGAGGTTGTTGTGACACGCGAGATACAGGCCGTGATCGAACGTCGTCGAGCCGTTGTCGTGGACGATCAGATTGAGAAATTCGTTATGGCCGCCATTCCCCGCCGCGCCTGAGACGAGCACGCCATTCGCGGTCGCCCCAGTGGCATTTTTGATTTCAGAATTCTGAATCCGGATATGGTGGGCCACCGTCGCCGGATCGGATCCGTACGTGATCTTGACGGCATCGTACGCGACGTTGACCGCATCGAGCACCAAGCCGTCGATCACGATGTATTGCTGGCTGTCCTGGAAATGCAACACGCGCACGTCGGTGCCGGGCGGGCGCAGAATCGGCCGATTATTGGGATCATCGGCGCACACGGTGACGGGGTTCGCCCAACTCGTCCCCGAGGGAATCGTGGCCCAGAGGGATTCCGCGTACGTGCCCGCGCGGACCCGGAGCGTGTCCCCAGGAGTGAGGACACTCACCCCATGCCCAAGCGTCAAGAACGGGGATCCGCTGCTCCCCGGGTTGCTATCGTTGCCACCGCCGCCAGCCGTGGCGACGTAATACACCGCGCCGGGAGACACATAGAGATCCGCCAACCGCACTGACTCGGTGAGGGCGGCTTGAAGCGAATCGAGCCGGGCGTTGCTGCCCGCCGCCCAATCCGCACTCTTGAGCGAGTCCGTGGCGGGGGCCGCCACCTCCGGGTTCAGCAGCAGCGTTAGGCTCTCGCTGATTTTGATCGACTCGGCGGCTGGCGCGGCGGCTTCCGGATCGAGCCGGAGCGTCAGACTCTCGCTGATCTTGAGCGTGTCAGTCGGCGTCGCCTGCTCGGGATCCAGCAGCAGACTGGAGGTCTCGCCCACCTTGAGGCTGTCGGTGATCGCGGACGGGCCCAGGGCGGTCGCGGCGGCCTTGAACGTGGCGATGGCCCCGGCGTGCGAGGTCATCGAGCCATTGGCGGTGAACGTTACCTCGATCGCGGCCTTGGCCGTCTGCACGAGATAGGCGAACGCCGCCCCCATCGACGTCGACCCATCATTCTGTTGCGGAATCGACAATCCGCCACTCACCGTGATCGTGCGCGCGGAATAGCCAAAACAGAGCGCCGCGACGATGAGTTCGTTGTCTTCTCCCGGCGTCACGCTGCCCGTGGCTTGCGTGGTGCCACTCGCCCCCGCCGCGCCATTCTGCTGATCGAAACTCAACGTCGCCTTTGTCCCGCTGAAGGCGGCGAAGATGACCGCCGGCACGGACCCGGCGGATCCGGTATCGGTCACCGAATGCCCGGGTCCTACGCTCGTCGGAATGGAGTAGAAGATTTGCACCACCGCGCCCGTGCCATCTTGATGAGCGGTGAGCGGCGTCCAAGGATTGTTTTTGTTATCGGTGATCGCCTGCGTGCTCCCGCTCCCCACGGCGGATCCAATGGCGATGAGGAGCGTCGCACCCGTGGTGTCAATCTCGGGCGTGACGGGCGCATCCGTGTTGTCGGCCTTGAGGGTGCTGGTGAGCAGCATTACCGAGCCCACTCGATGGAGTGCAGTGGAGCCGCGTGGAGGGAGGAGCGGGATCGGACGGTGGTCGGAGAGACCGCCGGGGTCAACGTCGCGGAGGGACCAGCGCGACGGGTCGCCATGGAGTTAGGCCGGCGGCGGATCGGCGCCGGTTTGTTCAATCGTCGCGGCCGCCGCCTGAACGATCGGCGAGTCGGGCGCGCGCGGCACGGGCCGCACGGCCACGGTGGGGATGACGGCCTCGACGAGTTCCACGCATAATTCCTCAGTGACCGTGGATGTCGCGGCGTCGACCATGCTTCAGTTTACCCCAAAGTGGGACGTCAGGTCAGCGGAGCCGTCAGCGGTACCGGCGTGCCCACATCAACATAGACGCCGGCACCAAGCGCGGATTCTGCGGGATGCCGACCGGCACGTAGGTGAGCGGAAACGCGATAGATTTCAACGACTCCGCGCCGTTCGAGAGCTGCGTCAGCGTCAGCGAGTGCGCCCCGGCCCCCATGGACGGTAAGTTCGCCGTACAGGTCGTGCCCGATGGCGCAGGCGCCACGGACACGACGCAGACCACGCCCGTCAGCGGTACCGGCGTGCCCACATCCACGTAGACGTTGAAGGTCGTGCTCATGGCGAAGGCGACGGACTGACCCGGCTCATCAAACGCCAGTTTCGAGTCCGGTTTCGCCGTCTGCGTCTGAGCAAACACTAGGGTGGCGAGAGCAAGCAAGGTCAGAACGAGAACTGTGCGCCTCATCTCTCTCTCCATTTCGGGGACGAAAAGAGAATCTCCGCAGGAACACCGAACACCGCCGCGAACCGGAACGCCGCGCCAAGTGGCAATTTTACTTCGCCACTGAACCACCGCCGACAGCATTTATACGATTTGTTATCGGTGAATCCGGCCTTACGGAATAACTGGTACGCCACCAATCCGCTAAACGCCAGGGCCACGTCGACGCGCCTGTGATCAGGCGTGAGGAGCAGGATCTGCTTCAGGTCGCACGTCTGCACCGGATTCAACAGACACGGGATGTCCTCGAAATCGACGGCCTCTTTGAACGGGATCACCGCTGCGCGTGCGGTCTGCGCTTTCATGGGACTCAGTACAACATCCCGGTCATGCGGTCCACGTGCTTGAAGACGAGCGCGGTGTCGATAATGAAGGGATACGTCTTCGCGCTGAAGCGTTTGGGCCAGCCCGCTTTCGCCAGAATCGATCGCTTGATCGTCTGGTCGGACCACCAGAGATCGGTCGTGCCGGCGGAACAATGCGTCCCGCCGCCAGGATCGATCCACACGTGCGAGGGTTGCATGAAAATCCGTTTGCACGGGAACGGGTACCCGGGAATCGTGTAACTCTCGACGTCCGGCTCGCGCGCCCACGCCTCCAAGACGGCGCGGTGAATCAACAGCGCGCCGGTCGGAATGCCCGAGACCCAGATCACGTCGCCATAGTCCCAATCGCGGTACGCGCGTTGGCCGCCGCCGCGATACGCGAGCGGTTCCGGCCCGAGCAGTTCGATCCCGCCGCGCTTGCCCTCGCGGATCTCGGCCGATCCCTTGATGTGGTAGAGCCCGGAGACGACGGGGGGCGCCTTCTTGCGCTCCATCTTCCAGAACCAGCGATCGAACTGAATCAGCGCGTGCGCGGGCGGACACGTGTCGTCCTCGATCAGGAGGAGGGCGCGGAAGGGGCCCCGCAGCACTTGATCGACCAGCATGTTCTGCGCGTCGGGGACCGTATAGCCGCGCGGCGTCGAGGACACCGACGCCCAATTCGGCGGCGTGACCATGCCGCGCATGGCGTTGTGCCATTCGATCCGCACGGTGCCGAGCGTCGGCGAGCCGATCAGGATTTGCGCCTGATTGTCCTCGGGGTGTGGATTGGTCGCGAGGAGCGTGACGTGGCCCCGGTGATCATTCTCCGCGAGCCGGCGCCGGGCGACACGGGCCGCGCGCGCTAGGGTCCGACGCGTCATCCCTGCCTCGCGATCGGCGGCGCGTCTGCCGGCCGTCCCCACGTGTCGCTGCGGACGATGGAGAGAATCTGGTGCGGGGAGAGATAGCGCCCTTTTTCCAGGGCCTCGCCGATCGTCTCGGCGTCGATCTCCACGACCTCGGGATCACTCGGATCCGGCGGACTGCCCGCCGGGCGCAGATAGCGCACGCGATAAGTCATCGCTCGCCTCCGTGATCGCAGGGACGGACGCGTTGCAGCCAGCCGCCCGGATTCATGGTGAGGAGATACCGTTCGCAGAGGATGTCCTGCCGGAACTCGTCGGGATGTGCCGACAGGTAGTCGACGAGCCCGCCGCGCGCCCCGCGATCGCCGAAGCCGGGATGCTGCGACGGATACGTCGCGCGATCTTCGCCCTCGGGGACGTCGAACTCGCCCCAGGCGATATTCGTGTCCTCGACTACGAGCCAGTCGCCCACCGGCACGAGTGGCGCGTACAACTCCAATTCGCGCCGGACATGTCGCGCGGCGTGATCGGAATCCAGGACGACGAGCACGGGCGGCTCGATCTGCTCCGCGATCGCGTTGACAATCGCCGGGTCAGTCGAGTCGCCGCCCAGGAAGGTGATCCGCTGATGGTCGCAGCGTCGCCGGTCGACGAGGTCAACGGTGTAGACGTGGCCGTCGATCCCCAGCATCTCGAACAAGAACGCGAACCAGAGCGCGGACGCGCCCGCGTAGGTGCCGGTCTCGATGACCGTACGCGGCTTGTGCACATTCAGGAGCGCCTGATAGATCCAGAGGTCGAGGGGGCACTTCATCATGCCGACGCCGAGAAAGTGCGTGTAGTGCCACGTGTGGGGCGCGTTGTACCAGACGCGGTGAAACGCTTGCAGCGTCTCGCCGTGCAGCCGACGGGTCTCCTCGACACGGTGTTCGAGTTCCGCGAAGGAGACCCGCGTCTCCTCTTCGACGATCGTGAGAGGGTCGCTCATGCGTCTTTGCCCGGCGCCGGATCCGCCACGCGATCCGGTGTGTACCGCGCGGCCTGCCCGTCGAACATCCAATGCCACGATCGCGCGCCCTTGGCCGGATCGTAGGGGACCGACGTCGCCCAATAGGCGTCCGGGCCATCGAGGACGACCTTCAGGTTCACGAGGCCGGTGTCGTCCCAGACCCGGACGATCATCGCCGGGTAGATGTCGCCGTCGCGGACGACATTCCCGCCGCCTCCCGCCCGCTGGGCGTCGACGGCGGCCGCCTCAAACGCCGAGAACACGAAATAGACAATCCGTCCGGGTACCAGTCCGAGCATGGGTCACCCTTTCGTCGGCAGCGGTTGGACTTGCAGCATCGCGTTATACGAGATCGTGTCTTGACTGGCCGGGACGCGGGCGGTCGTCAGGGTGTGCCACGGTTTCGGCGGGCGGCGCCCGGCGGCCGCGTGCAACTCGTACAGCGGCGTACGCGGGTCGAGCCACGCGAACGATTGTTCGACGATGCGAACCCGGTGCGCGGGATCGGTGATCCAGCCGTGGTGGTCGTCCCCGCCGTAGGGACCGCTCACGTAGACGATCCCTTTCGGCTTCATGATGCGCCACAGATCATCCCACCAGGGAAAGAACAACTCCGGCGCGAGATATTCGAGGACGTGGGTCAGGACCGCCGTGTGCACGCTCGCCGTCGGTAACGGGAACGGCAGCATCAAGACGTTCGCGTACGTCGACAACACGATCGCGTTCTCCTGCGGCGTGCCGCCGGGCGAGATGTCCAGTAACAGGCCGGCCTTCGAGCGGAGGAGACGCGCGGGGAGGCGCATCATACCGGCCGGTGCCGCGCGAGCGCCGCAAGGCGCAGCAATTCGTGCCCGAGACTTTCGGCCTGGGCCGCCGAGAACAACAGCATCCCCGTATCACGCGGGAAGATCAGTGAGACCTGTTGCGTCACGGTGTTGTAGGCCGTTTGAATGGGGACCTCCGGCGCCGCGTCCGGCGTCGGCCCGAATCCCCGAGGTAGTGCTTGCTTGTGGTGCGCCACGCCGCCGCCTCCCTGAAGAAGAGACGGCGCGCGGGATCAGCCAATGGCCCCACCGATCCCGACACGCCGTCAGTCGCCGCCCTACGTCGAGAAGACGAAATTGTACGTGATGTTGAGCGCCTGTGTCGTGCCCTTGGTCGAGGACGCGAAGATGGCCAGCGAGAGCGCGGGATGGCCCGCGACGCCCACCGACGAATGCGCGTACTGCGCGAGGCAGTTCACCGTGCAGGAATGCGACAACTGCGTCGACGCGTACTGCAACGACTGGGAGAGCGTCCATGTGCCGGACAACACCTGCGACCCGGCCGACACGGTCGCCCGCGACACGCCGCCGGTTGAGGCGAGGCCCCACTCGGTCGAGTTGAACGTCGAGAGCGACGAGAGATCGGACGCCGCCGTCGCCGCGCCCGTGTGGAAGCCGATCCCCCAGAAGCGCGCGAGTTGCAGGTCCGACATGACGGTCGCCGCCGCCCCCGTCGCGCTCGACGCGAGCCCGGCGAAGTTCCGCACGATCGCCATGTGGCCGGCGGTCGTGATGGTGTTCTCGTGCCAGTCGCCGACCCGCTCCTCCCCGGTCAGACAGTCCACCAGCGCGCCGCGCACGAACCCGCGAATCTTCGGCAATTCGCCAGGGACGGACGGGGTTTTCATCGAACGCGGCAAGCGGCCGCGTCGACTGCCGACGATGTGCGTCTTGCCGTCGTGGGTGTGAATCCGATCACCGCGTTCAAACATAACCGACTCCCTTCAATGAGTGACGGTCGCGCCCGCGTTCCATCGGATTCGCGACTTGCGCTGTGCGGTCATGGCGCCGCAATCGCCCGACGTCCTGGCCCGCCGCGATCGCCGGCCCCGGCGCCGACCGGGTAAGGCACGACGTCCTGTTGTGCGGGCTGAGCGTCGATCTCCGAGTCGATCGTCTTTCGGGTCGCCGCATCGAGCGCGGGCGCGAGCGACCGCGCCGCCTGTTTCTTGAGGACGGTCGTCATCGTCTTGCCGAGGTCGAGCGCAATGCCCTTGGCCCACTTGTCGAGATCCGCCGCCATGTCGGAGACGAAGAATTCGCGCGGATACTGCACCTGCACCTGGGCGGCCTCAAAGCGTGTCTTCGCGGCGGCGTCATTGGGTTCACGCCAGAGAAAGAACAGGTACGCCATCTCGCGCTCCGCGCGCTCGTTCTCCTCGACGACGCCGAGCAGCATCTCCTGTAATTCGTTGTGCTTGAGTTTGATCGCCTCGGCCGTCTCGGTGTCCCGCGTGTCCCGCTGATAGAACACATGCGCCATCCGGTAGACCTCTTGGATCAGGAACGCGATATTGTCGCGAATCGCGCCCGGCACCGTTTGGTCCGGCGTCTTGTAGTCGATGGCGCCCTGCACCACGATCGCGCGCGTCGTCCCGATGTCCTGCCCGAGATCGGTTTTGGCGCGCGCGACGCCCTCCGGCCCCGCCGTATCGGACACCGAGACGCCCAGCATGGAGAATGAGGAATTCCGTAAGACCTCGTCCTCCTCCGAACAGCGGTTGTAGATCGCGCGGAGGACATTGGCGTTGCCGAACAGCGGTTGTCCGAGAAACGGATATTGGGAGGACGGCTCGGGCCGGAGCATGACGAGCGGCACGCGGCCGAGATCGTGCGTGTCGCGGTCGACCTCGGTCCCGAGGGCGTCGTACCGCGCCCATTCGGTGTCATCCCAGAGCAAGTACGAGAAGGCCTCGTCGTCCTCCGCCTCCAAATCACTCGGCCCGACGGGATCCGCCGCGACCGCTTCGCGGAACTTGGCGTACGTGAGCGTCATCCCGTTCCGAGCCGTGCGCCAATCGAGGATCGAGAGCGGCGTTTGCACGAGCGCGAGCACGCGCGCCGTGTCCTCGGCCCGCGTCGGTCCGGTCGGGGCGCCCGCTTCCTTGTCGATCAGGATGCCGGCATGCGAAATCGCGAGGGCGATCCGTGTGACGCGCTTCATGAAATCGTTGATCTTGGTGCCGGCCCCGTCGACGTCGTTCCACCAGACATCGAGGTCTCGGTCGGCCGTCGTGCGCGTCACGCCGCCGTGGAACGCGTACCGGACGTAGATGTTGACGAGGGTTTTCGCGTAGTTGTGATACCGCGCCTGCTCTTGCCGCGCAATGAAATCCTTGTCCTCTTCACGCGGATATTTCCAGAGGTATTCCCCGGACAGGAACCCGCCGGTCCCTTCGAGCGCATCGAAGAGGATCCGCCATGCGTGCGTGAACGCCGTGTACAGGGGGTGGACGCGTTCGAGAAGCGCCCGCCTTTGGGCGTCACCGAGTTCAGCGAGGGCAGCGGCGAGCGGCATCGGATCAGTCGGAGTGTAACACCGAAGGGACCAGACTAGAACGGTTGGCTTTCCGGATCCGGCACAATCGCCCGGTCCCAGCCCGGGCGCGGATCGTCGAGCTTGTGCCGCGTGCAGAAGGCGTCAATGAGGGACAGCACGGGCGCCGCGTCATCCTGCGCCGAGAGAATGGTCCGTTCCGGCCGACTCGTCAGCCAGCCGGCGAAGGCAAAGATCGCTTCGGCCGGGCTCCATTCCGCCGCGATCATGGGGGGCGCGTCGTCGGTCTGCCCCAGGATGACATCGCCAATCCGAAGCGCCTTCCCATACCACCGCTCGCGATGGCGCGAGGCGACATTGAAGGCCGTCAGGCAGTGCCCAAGGAACGCCGCGAGAATGAAATCCGGCGTGTTCGAGCCCGCTTCCTGGCATGTCTCATTGAGTACCCGTGTGAGTTTCTGCTGAAAGTCCGTCATCGTCTTCCTCCCGCGAACGGGTTACCGACCGCCGGCCCGCACCACCCCGACGACGGCGGTCCCGAGTTTCACAGTCCAGCGTGCGAGCATTTGCGTCATGGCGTCGATCTCGTCGGTCTTGTCACGCGGATA